GATGGATAAGGCACGGTCTTAATCATCTTGATGTATATGCAACATCCGCAGCAACCGATAACTGGGCTGACCAAGTTATCATAGACCTTTCAACAGCATTTACCGAAACACCCTATCCGCTAGGAATAAAACTCCACAGCATATATACAAAGGTTGATGGCACTTGCACTGGTTTATCTTGGGAACTAGACTTTGCAACAGACCTTCCTGTTTGTAGTGTTATATCCCCAACTCTCAATATTGGAGAAACCTATAAATGGAAACAGGGTCTAAAGAGTCCCACTTCTGAAATGTGGGATAATTGTGCGACTACATGGACTGCTACTACTAACGTGACAGCGGCAGATGAAACCACTATAGTTGTACCTGATACGACAGATGCCACACCTACTTCACAAAAACTCACACTTGCTGCTGGTTTCTCTACAGGCAAGATTGCATATATCACTGGAGCAACAGATAGTGGCGACGAGTGGGAAGGAGTGAGTTTCTATATTCGTTCCTCGGTAGCATTACAGCCCAGCGACTTGGCTTTCTGTACTGACGAATCAACAGTCCTTGCATCTCCTGACGAAACTCTTAATATACCCTTTGCAATGGAAGCTGATAAGTGGTATTTCGTTAAACTCTATTTCACTGGAGCCACCACAGCCAGAGATGTTATTTCTTCTCATGGTTTATGGGCTAACAGAGATTTTGGAGCGGCTGTGTTGTATATTGACAACATAAGATTTATAAAACATTCACAACAGTTCCCTAGTTTACAGAGTGGGTCTGCATTAGGAAGCCCGTATGGTGATTTAGTTTGCACGACTGTTGGTATAGCAAATACTGATGTTATACAGGCTTCTCTCGACTTCGAGTGGGTGTGGTCGGATGATTCTCTCAGGTGATTGGAAGAAAATCAGGTCATACGGTTTCTCTTGAAACTCGTAAAAAACTTAGTTTATCTATGACGGGGAGAAAGTGTTCTGAGCAGACTAAACTTAAAATGAAAAAAAGCAACAAAAGATTGTGGCTTGGAAAAAAGTTTTCGGATGAGCACAGAAAAAAATTAAGTGAAAGTCACAAAGGTCAAATCCCTGCTTGCCAGTGGGAAAAAGGTCATATTCCGTGGAACCTAGGTAAAAAAATGCCACTGGAACTTCATAAAAAAGCGTGGCGAACTCGTAGAAATAATGGGAACGGGAAACCCAGCAAGGAAGCAGTAGAAAAGATTAGATTAAAACTTTTGGGTAGAAAAAATACCCCAGAAACCATAGAAAAAATGAAACAAAGTGCCCAAAAAAGAGTAGCAGAATATGGCATGCCTTCTGGAGAAAAATCTCCAAACTGGCAAGGGGGTAAAACAAAAGAATCTACAAAGATAAGACATTCTTTAAGATATAAAGAATGGAGAACCTCTGTTTTTGTGCGGGATGAATTTACCTGTCAAACCTGTGGACAGAGGGGAGGGTTATATCTGGAAGCACATCACAAGAAAATGTTTAGTATTTTACTGAAAGAAGCGACATACTATTTCCCATATCTTGGTATATACGATGCCGCAATGCTATATACCCCGCTTTGGGATATTAACAACGGAATAACATTGTGCGAAAAGTGCCACAATAAAACAAAAGGTAAATAATGGAATTTAAAAAACGTCAACAGAGAACATATGTTGAAAAGAATATAGAGAAACCTAATACAAAGCCGGGGTATATGAATGACAAGGGTCCGAAAGAATGCGGAATTTGCTCAATCAGTACCCCAGCTAACTACCTTGTATCACAGAGGGGAATTTTAGTTTGCTCCAAATGTTTGGATGCGAAATAACACGGAGATAAAATGGCTCAATATTTTACATTAGAAAACCTTTTAACTAGTTTAGAGGGTAACCTTCGTCTTTCTACAGGTGAAACTGGTGTATATGGGAACAGTACCTACCGCACTGGAATATTAAACAACGGTGCTAAAGATTTCATTCGTAGAACTAGAGCATTAAAAACTAAGTTGACTTACACCCTAGTTGCAGACCAACAGGAATACGACCTTTCCACAGATGCCACCTTTCTACAGATAGACGGCGAGGGTGGTGTTGTTTATGATGGAAAAAGATTAGAGCCTTCTAGTATTCAAATGCTGGATTTAAAACAGAACGGGTGGAGAGATATGGATAGTGATACCCCCACTACTTACTATCCTAGAGCTATGAAGTATTTGGGGTTAGTACCTGCACCTAGTTCCACAGTAGTGACAGCAGATAGTTCTTTTTATGTTTATGCTTTAAAAAGACCAGTGGATATGTCTGCGACAACCGATACACCGTTTAGCAGTGAAAGTATAATGGAAGAATATGATGAAGCACCCTTATTGTATGCCTCTTGGAAACTATTAATCCGTGGTAAACAATTTGAAGAAGCAATGTCTTACAAGAAGGAATATGCGGAAATGGTAAGACAGTGTGTGTATGATTTGGCGAGTCCAGAAGACCGCTCCGACCAACTTATTCCAATGATTTATAATAGAAATAGATAAACAACGGAGTTATAAAATGATAGAAGCACAGCCAATTATCCATGCGTCATTCAAGGGGATGGTCACCTCCACTCCTCCTTTATATTTAACAGAATCGGAATCACCAGACAACCAGAACGTTCTAACAGACGAGGTTTACGGGGTTATAAAGAAACTTCCGGGGTTTGTTAAAACTGGTCAAATTGGTTCTAAACTATTAGTTGATAGTTGTGAAAGTGCTTGGACTCCCAATGCGGAAGTGACAGCAACCGCCGACAGCACTACCACCGTTATTGGTACTAACGCAAGTAAGTTGGTTATTGGGGTGAACTTCACCACTGGAATTGCGGCTTATAGTGTAGTATCTGCGATGAACCTATCCACCCATTCTTCTATTGGGTTCTATTTTAAATCTACCACAGCATTAACAGCAGGACAATACGAGTTTGTGTTGGGAGAGAATGTAGACCATGCCACCACTGTTGAGAACATTGATATACCAGCAATAGATGCTAATACTTGGTATTATATTAATTTGTCATATGCTGGTTCTACCGCAAGTAGAGATGCCATTATCTGGGTAGGATTGAATGTTGTGACGGATATTGGTGCAAACACTGTTTATATAGACCATATAGAGAGTTTTAGTACATCTTTCTTTCCAGTGGAGATGTGTGAAACAGCGTGGACCGCTTCTAGTAATGTGACAAGCACCGCCGATAACACTTCTGGTTTTGTAAAGCAAGGCACTTATTCTTCAAAGAATGTAATAGCGGCAGGGTTCACTACAGGACTTATTTCCCATTCAGATATAACCGCATTAAACCTATCCGAGTTCAAGAGAATTGGACTTTGGGTGTACAGTACCATAGACCTTCTTTCTGGCGACCTTAGCATACAATTAAGTGATGCTGTTGGATTAGAAGAAGATATGCTTATTACAGAACCTATTATAGCTTCCACTTGGACTTATGTCACAGTGGCAATGGCTGTACCTGCCGATAACACCGCAATAACAATAGTCGGTCTTAACTCCAATAGAGATTTTGGTGCTTGTACTATTTATACAGACGATATAAGAGCATTAAAGCCCGTAAAAACCGCCGCAGAATATTTCCAGACAGATGGTTCAAGGAAGTTAATGATTGCAGATGGCGAAACTGTTTGGGCTTCTACAGACGGTGTAACTTTCAGTGCAGTGGCTAGTGGGTTTAATCCTGATTATGACCACGAATTTTGCACTTATGATGGCGATTGCTATTTCACTAATGGTTTTAATTGGGTTATGGCTTACACAGATGCCGAGAAAACCATAGTTTATAATGGAGCGGCTGATGCTGCTTTTTATATTCCAAAGGCTAGACATATATGGAACCACCAAGGAGCAACCTTAATGGCGGGTTATAGTGGTGGTAATTTAGCCACAGTGTCATATACAGATGAAAGTAAGTTGACAAGTGAAGCTGGGTGGTTTAGTACATCTGCTTCTTACAATAAAGATTTGGCTCTTGATACGGGAGATTATATAACTAGGGGTTTTCCTTACGGTGAACGTACTGTAATATTCCTTAATAGGATATTCTATGTTCTCACTGGTGACCAATATAATAACTTTGACTGGATGCCTAGAGAATTAGGGATTGGTTGTACATTAGGTCGTTCAGTGCAGATTAAAGACGGTAATATATTATTTGCTGGGTCTAATGGACTGTATCGTATGGACGAGAGTTTTTCTCCTGTTCGTATATCAGACCCTATTAAAGAGAAATACCAGACCTTCCAACAGGGATTGGTTAATTATCTTAATTGGAATCAGAGTATACAAGAGGATTTCGCCGCAGGAACTATTGGTAGTAATCAATTTGAATACACTGGAACTTACTCTGGTATATTACAACTAAAAAACAGTACAATATTAACAGATTTAGCGGCTGGATTGACACCAACAACTAATGCCAGTACCACTAATATTACTAATATAACAGATGGTAACGATTCTACGTCTTGGGTATCTGGCGGATTCACGGCAACAGAAAAATATGTAGTGGTGGACTTATCTTCAAATAAAACTATAAAGTATGCGAGATTAAGTTTTTCCCTAATTACCAATATAAGTGGATATACAGAAGATGTGTTGTTGCAATATTCTACAGATAATACAAATTGGACTACATTTAAAACAATGTCAACTAACGGCATACATATTTATTCAGATGCAACTGGGTTTTCAGCAAGGTATATAAGGGTGTTTAAAGCTACAGCTACTTTCGGAGAAAACAGGTTGTACATATATACATTGAATACGGCGTCCTGCAACTCCACTGTTACATCTACATACTTTACAATGTATACAGACACGATAGATTATGGTGCAATACCAACAACATTTGGCAACCTAACAATAAACTCTTCTTTTCTACCCGCACAAACAACCCTAAAGATATATGCGTCAACAAGTGCAGATGGTACAAGTTGGGACGCAGATGTCTATATTGGAACAACCACAACCACTGGTAATTATAGTTTCAATATAGGTAGTATTTCTACTCCATTTACTGCCCCGACCTTAAAAAGATATATTAAAATAGGGCTTAGATATCTTATTGCTGAAAATATATCCAACACTTCTAGTCTTTACATTGGGGGAACATTTATATCTCAAACTAATAACACTGGTGGTTCAATAGCCCAATGGGGAACATTTGACACATCTACTGTACTATCCAACCAAACTATTAACTTCTATACTAGGTCTGCCACTACAGAGGGTGGACTAACTACAGCCACTTGGAATATAGTAACAGCAGGACAAAGAGTGCCAGAACCTATTGGTAATGGTTGGATTCAGTGGAAAGCGGAATTTAACACCACAATGTACAATGAAATACCATATATTGATTCAGTCACGGTTAATTGGGTAACCAGTACGGCTTCAACAATTCCATCAACTCAAATGGCAAGTATTGTGGATAACAACAGATATTTTATGTTTGGTCAAACCGCCTCCGAGGAATACAATAACACTGGTATCTGCATAGATAAGATGTGGCAATTTCAGGGAGTGAAGGATTATCCCGTAGGTTGTGCAACTCTATTTAACCAAGAACCTTGGTTCGGGAGTGCTATAGATGGACGTATTTTTAGATTGTTCACTGGTGTTAAGTTTGACTATATTGATTGGCAAGACGATATTGTTTCTTATTGGGTCACTGGAAGATTTGGTATGGTACATAAAGGTCAGGATAAGTGGTTTATAGAAATGATTTCTTTCTTTGAACCGCAGTCGTCTGTTGGAACCTTGGACGTACAATACGACATGAACAACTCTGGCACTTTCACCACAATAGGAAGTGTGGATTTGACTGAGGGAGACGGAGAAAAGAGATTTCTTTTCACGGGATTCGTTAAGGGAAGGGACGGTAGGTTTAAGTTCTATTGTGATGACCCCTGCGATTTAGCAATTTATAAATTAGTTACGGTTTATCAAATATTCGAGAGAACTATCTAACGGAGGAAGCATGAGTGTAGAATCAGAAGCCGCAATAAAAGCATCACAAAATTATTACGACCTATATAGAACCAAGGGGATTGAAGATATACAACGTAGCGGTGTTGTATCTCGCAGGAAGTCATATTCTACTCCCCAAGATATTAGTCAGTTCTCTCAACAGTATGATGTAACGGCGGCTAAGAACTTATCTCAAATGGGATTAGACCAAGCCAATTTACAAGACCAAGCAAAATATAACGAAGCCAACACTTATGGTGGGATTAGTCCATATAGTGGTGCTACAATACAAGGTCAACTTCCTTTTCAGGCACAACAGAACGAGATTCAACGCACTTGGAGCCGTAAACTACAAGAAGACCAGTGGAACGCTCAACAGCAAGTAGCTAACCAACAGGCATCTAACACCCTTTGGGGTATGATAGGTGGTGGTATTGGAACTATATTAGGCGGTCCGTTAGGTGGTGGATTAGCAAGTACAATATTTGGTGGTGGTGGAAAACAGTCAAACAATAATTATTCACAACCGAGCGTCAACCCTCAAACTGGCTACCCCAGTTTCATGTAAGGAGATAAACTATGGCTTTTAATCCAGCGAACACGACAGATAGTGGCAGTCCAGCATTAAGCGGTATAGCTATGTTCCTTCAAGCATTTGGTCAGACATATAACGACCAGAGGAATAAGGAATTGGCACAAGTGAAACAACAGCAAGAAAGAATGGGTTTAGCACAACAGGAATTACAGAAATTCCAATTAGACGAATACACACCGATAATGCAAAAAGATGTGGATTCTGGTAAGGTCACACAAGAACAACTGGTAGACACAGCCATACCCACTTATTCCAGAGAACTTGGTGTTGCCGCTTATGTGAAAAAGCCCAAGGAATATGCACCTAAGTATTCCACACCAGAACAGATTTTGGCTGCTAAAAACGCACTTAGAGATGATATAAACAAAAGAGAAACTGAAATGTGGTCTGCTTTCCCTGTACTGTCTAATGCCAAAAAGGAACTTAGTTCGCTTGGTAGTTCTGATAAGATTTTAGAACAAGGTACAGACAAGTCTAAATGGTACAATGAAAAGGTTGTACAAATAAATCAGGGTATACAAAATGGAACAATACCTGCCGAAATGAAAGATACCCTAGAATCTGAAATAAAGAATATGATTACTACGCTGTCGGACTATAAGTGGCTATCTGAAAGACAGGGCAATATGATTAAGTCCGATAGACAAGGATTAAAACAGGGAAGTCCTATTAGAGATATAACCAATAAGAGTGCGGAATTTGATACTGATTTAATGGGTGCCAAACAAGCATTACAGCAAGGCGTGGATAAAAACGCCATAATATCAGAATTAAAGAAAATATATGGTGACAAGTATGATTGGGAATCACTTTTAAAATAATAAGGGGATAAAATGCCTATAGATTTCTCTAAACTACCCACTAGTCAGGTAAAGGGTAAAATAGATTTCAGCAAACTAATACCTATTGCTACAAAACAAGAACCGGTAGAAAATCCTAATCAGAAATACATAGACCAGTTAGAAGCGTCTGGTAAGTCTGCTGCGGATTTAGCCAAGAACTCTTGGGTTGTTACTCCTTCTGCTAGTTTAAAAGGTGCGGGTAAGATATTGGATTTGGGTTCTAATATACCAGCGGCTCTTATTGATTATTCCACCAAATCTACAGACCCGACAGAAAAATATATAGCGAGAACACTATCAGAAGCTATGTCTGTAGCTATAAAAGAAAATAAGAGAGTAGGAGATGTGTTGTCTGATAAGTTCGGGAACCCCAATAAACCCACCTATGGTAATGCTGCAATATATGGTAGTGCTATGTTAAAAACTCTTGCAGATTTTGGCGGCGATTTAAACCTACTACCACTTGGAAAGATGATAAAAATGGTTAAGGGTTCTTCTACTTTAGCCAAGACAATGATTAAAGAGGGTGTTGGTTTAGTGGAAAAAGGTGTCGCTAAAGAAGTTGCGAGTACAGCCACGGAGAAGGCACCATCTTTAATATCAGAGTTCCACGGTACACAGAAAACGGTAGACGAAGGATTTGACGTTGTAAAGAAAGCAATAGATTACAATAGTATGCCAAAACCAGGGGCAGACCAAACACTATTCACCAAGATAACAGATGTTTTTAAAGATGTTAAGCCACTAATGAAAAAACAAGAAACTATTTATAGTCAAGTAAGAAAGGAACGACTTGGTAAGGCAATGGCTGTTGGTAAAGATGTGCCGGGTTTAGATAAGGTTAAAGCAATGAAATCCCAACTTGGCGGAGAAATAGATAAGGTAGAATTTGAATCTGTTGTTAAGAAGTTTTCACAAAATGAACTTAACAGGATAGTACAGTTGGTAGATGAAAGTCCGAAGTTGGCTGGTTTTGAGAAAGTTAATGCGTTAAATGGTATCGAAAGAATTATGGGTGAAAGGGGTGGTTCTCTTCCCAGACCCCACGAGTTAGAATTACTAGAAAGAGTGTTTCCTAAAGAAGTGGTAAATGCTATGTTGGAATCAAGACCCTTTTGGACTAAAGCTAAAGAACTGGGTTATGAGATTGCCAATGTTCCTAGAGCGATAATGTCGTCTTTTGACTTATCTGCACCATTTAGACAGGGATTATTTATGTCGTCAAGAAAAGAGTTCTGGACTTCCTTGAAACCAATGGTTAAATCTTTTGGGAGCGACAAAGCATTTGATGCGGTAAATGATAGTATTGTTAAGAGTGCAAACTATGAACTTATGAAAGAAAGTGGGCTTAGTTTAACAAATCTTTTAACATCATCTGTAGCTAGAGAAGAGAAGTTTGCATCACAACTGGCGGAGAAAATACCAGTTTTTGGAAGAGGCATAAAGGCTTCGGGTAGGGCGTATACATCATTTCTTAATAAACTAAGGGTAGACACGTTTAATAGCCTTGTAAGCAATGCAGAAAAGGCTGGACTAAAACCATTAGAAAATATGGAACTAACCAAAGAAATAGCACATTTTATTAATGCTGGAACTGGTAGGGGTAACTTGTTTAAGTCAATAGAGGGTTCTCAGGGTGCGGCAAAGGCTCTTAATTCCTTCTTTTTCTCTCCAAGACTTATGTCATCTCGTATGACGCTTCTTAACCCAGTGTATTATGTTAAGGCAGACCCTTTTGTTAGGAAAGAAGCATTGAAATCTTTATTTGCATTAGCAGCTACAGCCACTACAGTAAATGCACTTGCCAAGGCTGGTGGTGCAGATGTTACCGTTGACCCAAGGAGTGCTGATTTTGGGAAGATAAAGATAGGAAACACTAGGGTTGATATTCTTGGTGGATTTCAACAGTATATAAGAGCGGCGGCACAATTAGCAACAGGTAAGACAGTTAATTCTCAAACAGGTAAGGAATATACATTAGGAGAAGGATATAAACCACAAACCAGACTAGATATATTGGCTAAGAATATAGAATATAAGGAAGCACCAATAGCATCTTTTGTTACAGCATTGCTTAGGGGTAAAACATCATTTGGAGAAGATTTGAATGTTCCAAGGGAAGTAGCAATGAGAATGGTTCCAATGATAACACAGGATTTAAAAGAGTTGTATGACGAAGACCCCAAACTACTACCTCTTGCTGTAGCAAGTGCATTGGGTTTTGGTATACAAACATATAAGGATAAATCTCCAGCAGAAAGACTAAAAGAGAAACAAGGTGTAAATGCCGAGAAGTTCTCTAAAGAAAACATACAGAAAAGAAGAGAAGAAATAATTAGAAAATACACAAAGGGCAAATAATGAGTGCAACTAAAAATCTCCCACAGGTAAGAAAGTTTGCGGATTTTACTGACTTAAACACCTATTTACAGCAAAGTCATTCAGTGATACAAGATGTTATAAATGACTATAATCTGTATGTAAGGGGTAAGTTCGATAGTCAAACTGGACACACCCACACTGGAACTAAACATAATGCACCCAATATCCCTGCTGGTGCTGTTGTATTAAATGCGGAGGAAGATGGTACTGTAAGAATAGCCAATCCTTCTGCTTTAAACTTCACTACAGGTCTTGATGTCGCTTCCACTGGTGGAAAGGCTGTTATCTCTGTAGATATATCAGAATTGCAAGTGGCGAGTGCTTCACAGTTGGGAATATTAAGCGCTGCGGATTGGTCTACATTTAATAATAAACAACCTGCTGGTTCTTATGTAACTTATACAGGGGCTGTGGCGGATGTTGACTTAGGTCTTTTCGATATCACTGCAACTGTTTTAAACTGTGGTAGTTTTTATGTAAATTATAAACCCGCACCAAATCCAGAGAGTGTACATTTCTATAAAAACTCGGCATGGAACGGATGTATATTAGGTCAAACATCAGATGACGCCGCCTTTGAGATATGGGGTGGAAGTAATTACAACACTGGTGCGTACTACACAATTTATGGTGCGGATTATGCAGAAGAAGGTGCAGACGGCGGTCATGGTGATTTCCTATTCTTTCTAGGAAGTGCTACCGCCGAATTCAGGTGGTACAATGTAGCGTCACAAGCATTAATGAAGTTGGGCGATACAGGAGTATTGACACTACCGAAATATACTACAGCAGGAATATTACACAATGCGGTAACTACCGGGATAGTGAGTAGTAGCTTAATAGTTCCTGCTGATATTGCAGTTGGCTATGTCTTGCCTACTGCCGGACAATTATTCCCGATAATCAAGGTCGCTGGTTTTACATCTGCAGATATTGATACCGCCTTAGGATTGGTACCCGCAACGGGGGCTGCTGTATTTTTCCCAGCCGGAACTTACGCAATAACAAAACAAATACTAGTACCTTATTCTAATGTTACGTTATATGGTGAGGGTAGCTCTACTATTATAAAACCTGCCGTATGGGCTTCGTGGGCAACCCCCGCTCATTTTATTTATGCGACATCTAAGAATAACGTTACAATTAAAGATATGTATGTTGATGGAACCAATTGCACGGGCCAGGCATTTGATTGTATTAGTCTTTACAATAGCCACGATTGCAAGATATTTAATGTTACTGTTTACAAATCAGATAGATATGGGATATACGCAGGACAGTGTAATGGTACTATTATATCCGGATGCACTGCCGACGCCAACGGAGACGCTGGCATTTATTCTTATGGATACAATGGAGCCGGGTATAATACTGTTATTGTTGGTAATGTTACTAAAAATCACGTCAGCCCCTCTCTCGCCGGTATACAGATTTATTATCAAAGGGGAGGGGTAGTTTCTGGTAATACAAGTTATAACGATCGCTTTGGCTTGTACTCATCAAACAATTCCGATGTAGAGGTTACCGGTAATTCATTTTATTATTCTACAGTTGAAGGTGCGTATTTTTATGGAGGTTCGGTTGTTTTCAATAATAATGAAATTGTTGCTTCTCTAATAGGATTGCAAATAGACGGGGTTTACGGTGGGTCATTTTGTGGCAATGTTATAAAGAATTGTAGTCAGAGAGGTATTAGTATTACATATACCAATGCTTGTAGGGATTTGACCATATCTGGGAATTCTTTCTTTGAAAACGGTAACACATATGACGATATTTATATCGGCGCAGGCACAACGGTAAATAGGGTTTTAATCGCAAATAATATATTCACAAGTGCTTCTGGAAAGGCAGAAAGAGCAATAAATATTTTAGGTGGTACAGACATTACAGTAGTTGGCAACTCCTCATACCTTCATGATACTTGTGGAATAAATATCGATGCTGGTGCAACTAATGTAAGGGTCGGTGTAAATAACTTCATGGACGCAACCAAGCTAACTAATACTTGTACTACTTCAGTTGTTGATAATTATGACGGTACTAATTTTGAGTTCAACCAACCATTAAAACTCGGAACATTGGCTGGTGTATTATTTGGTACAGCAGGTGTAGTGAGTGCTTTAAGTTATGCTGATTTAAAAACAGGAGCCGGATATTACACAAGTGGGGATAGTCCTAGTTTTGTTTCAATCACCGCAACAGGTCTAACAGTGAATGGTGCAACAGTATTAAACGAAGCAGGTGCAGACAGCGACACAAGAATAGAGGGTGTATCAAATACCCATCTTATATTCGCCGACGCTTCAGCGAATAATGTTGGAATAGGGTCTACGAACTACACCCCTTTACATCTGCTTCATGTGCAAGGCGAGAGCAATAGTCATGCACCAATTATAGCATTAACAGACAATTACGCTGGGCATGTGCAAGAGTGGCGGTTTCAGGCATTTGCAGACACACTTAATATAAGAAACGGCACAACTAATTTAATGGCGTTCGATGTGTCAGGTAATGCAACGCTTACCGGTATTTTAACAATCAGCTCAAATAAATTAAATATAGCAACGGCTAAAACCCCCGCAAGTCAAACCGATACGGGTTCAGTCGGCGACATATGTTGGGATGCTTCCTATATCTACGTTTGCACTGCAACAAATTATTGGGAGAGAACGGCAATCGCTGCGTGGTAAAGGATAATATTTTAGCCTAAATAGGCAAAGGGGATAGGGAGATGACGCAGAAAGAGAAAGTAAGTATAGAGAGACTGGATGAAAAGGTCGGGAATATTCTAGACATATTAAAAGGAGAAGAGGGGTTATGTGTCAGGGTGACCAAAATTGAAGCAGATGTTAACGTCGCAAAAGGTTCGGTCAAGGCGACTATATACTGGGCTGGTTGCGCCGGAGCTATTATAGGAGCTATTGTGGCTTTTGTTGGAGGCAGAATATAATGAAACAATCAGAAAAGATGACAATGGTGTGGGCGCAATTTATTGTATGGATACTTACAATAGTTTGTACGTTTCTGTTCAATAGAGATAGTGCTATATTGGTAGTTGTTTCGGGAGTGTTCGGTGGTACTTCAGCATGGCTATTTAAGATACGCTCTAAAGAAAAGTCCAGTGGTATTCCTCAAGAAAACAAGGGAGATTAAATGGATAGGCTAAAAAACTATATTATAATAGCACTGCTTATCGCCGTGGGTGTTCTTGGATTTATCAATTCTTGTAAAGAACCTAAAATAGAGAAGTCCACAACCTATATCACATTAAAGGCGAAAGTCACAGGAGCCACATCAGCCACGGTTAAACCCACGGGAGAAATAATCTATACTGGAGACCATATGACAATAGATACTTCCTTTACCGATAAAGAAACAATTAAATATAGCAACACTGCCTTTCTATTCTTTAATCTGGGGTACGGGGTACAGGTTAATCCTAATTTTCTTGCACCATCTAAAGACATTATAATCAACATAGAGAACTGGAGTTTAGGGGCAACTGTAAATCTAAGACCTTATCTTGTTTCACTGGACTACCAACATTTACATGCTTATCCTGACTTAATACAGTTGAAAGTGTCAATACCGATATTCTAAGGGGTGGAGATGTTAAAACTAGCAGAGTTTCATAATAATCTTCAATACAGCAACCTAAGAAGCAAAGGTTGGGATTTGTTAATTTTATACACCCAAGCCTACTGTGAGAGCAACTTGTCTAATGAATTAACAATGAACGCATATAATCCTTTTTCGGTAAAGGTGAGTAAAAATTGGAAGGGTGACGTATATCTGCTAAAGAACAATCCAGAGGTTGTAAATGGGAAGGAAGTAATAATACCAGATGTGTTTAAGAAGTACCCGAACTTTACCACTGCAATATATGACTTTGCTAATACAATAGAAAGGGTTTATCCTGAGAGTTTTTTACACAGGAACGAATACAAGTTGTTTTATTATTGGTTGGTTAATGGAAAGAGTAAGTATGCCACTTGTTTAAATTATCCCGAAAGGCTTGTAAGCAAGTATGAGGAATTAGATATAAATGATTTCAAGGAGTGTCTTAATTCTTGGGGCGAGAAGGTTCTGTGGGCGACTTCCTAATGTTCCTATGGCGGAAGATTATCGGATTTATCCTCCGCCTTTACTATTCCCTTACTTACTAGTTCCAAATATCTGACCAAATAACTCATTAACTGCATTATCCTGACCTACATGAAAAGTGTTTGGTGCTTCCCCTAATTCTGCATTTTCAATCCTTAAACAATCCTTGAACGACTGCTTTAATATGTGACACACCTTTAGTTGATTGTTGGGTGTTAGCACCGAACTAGCCATTATATCCCGTTTAATCTTAGAGAATATCTGTGGTAGTTCCATTATTCCTCCACCCAAGCATAACCATTTTTAGGATTTACCTTATCTGCTGTACTGGGTGAATACTGCAACCAATACATACTAAAGGAACTATCCCAATATTTCTTTCTCATATCTTTATGCTTTTTCCTCATTTTCTTTTTAATGTGGTTTGCAAGGGTTTTCTCGTTTGCCTTGGTAAGATGTACCTTGGTCACATTAATGCTAGTTCCTTCTAACGTCTTAACCTTAAACAATTTACAATAGAAATCCTCATAGCATTTAATTCTAGTTAGACTTGGTAGTTTTTTTAACATTGTTCCTCCTTTGTTTCTTTATAGGTTCTTTACGGCAAGGGGCAAAACCTTTTCTGGTTATCCAACACTCTCTGGCAAGTTCACACCTTCCCTTATCCTCAAAACACATCATAAGTTCGCCGAGTTCTATTGCCTTATAAACATTGTCATATATAACACCCTTCTTGCCGTTCATATACCGTTGTAATTGTTCTAAATCCTCATTAGCTATTTTAAGTTGCCATTGTCCATCTTGACCACTGGCATAATCCTTTTGTGCCATATTCACTCTTAGAACATAATCAGCCAGTAGATATATGGTAAGACCCAATTCCTTTATCTTTAAGTGGTCTAGTATTCTTGGTAGTAGTTCATCTTTCATAAGCCCTCCCCAAATATCAATTTCATTTTCCTATCGATTGTGCCGACCCCGACAAATTCGCCGAAATCATTCCTAAAGAACTCTATACCCTCAATACCTGTTTCTCGTTCCATACCATCATCTAGTTTACCCACTGCTTCATAGAACTCGTTTTCCACCCTTTGTAGTTCTTCCCACCATTCTTTCATTAGTTTAAGTTGCTTCTTGGTTGGTTTTACCGTGTATCGCATATCCCCTCCGTGATATAGCTGTTTTATACCCCTAAATCGCTCTAGGATTGATTCTGGTGGACTTTAATGTCCAAAACGAGTGTAAGTACGTTGTAATAATTAAACTCGCTACAGCCAATCGTGGTGATGTTGTGAGCGTCTACAATAACCTCATAATACTATTGAATTTCCTTAAAGGAATAACAAGATAACCGCTATCTTTATAACCTTCATTAAGAAGGGCTATTTTAGTTTCTTTTCTATCTTTGTTTATTAGTGATTTCACGATAAAGTCTGGCTCGGTGCAGTTATCCCAAAATTTATTTCTATACGGTTTTAAATCGTTCATTGCCTCAAAGAAGTCATTATTTGTCTTGCCCACACATTGGGAACCAATATAAAAAGATTTCATTTCTTGTTTATCTAAACAGGATAGTGTTATAGTTGGACCATTGTTTAGTTTAATTTTTTGTTTCATTTAACCTCTCTATTAAAATATAGTCATAAATAAGGTATTTGGTAATATATGGTATAACGGTGTCAATGTTTTTATCATCACACGCCATAAGAAAACTCTCATAATTATCACCACTTACCGTTATTTTATACACTTAATCCTCCTTTTAATTGAGATAGGCGATTGGACTTACGGGATATACCCAGTATATCTTGCCAATACTTGCTGTCCGCTATTCTCGTCAGAACCTACCCCACAAGACCCCGTGAATTATGCTTGCTCAGAACGTCATCTAAGTCAGAGGCACACAGGGTAACTCAAAACCCAGAGATTTGTGCTTGCCACACTTTAGCGTGGTATAGGCATACTGGGTCAATCATTTATTGGAGGCGGGGATGACACCGTGAAATTTCACCTATAGGCATCTTATCGGCTGTGCTAAGCACAATTAAGTCAACCCGCCATTTTAGCAAGGTGGGTGGGTTTTTCGAGGGACTAACCCCTAGATTATTTCCCACCCCAAGCCATCTCGTCGCTCCCTTACTACCTCTCTATTTACTATCCCCACTTTTACCCTGTAGGGCGACTGGACTTATTTTCCCACAAATTTAGCGGGAACTGCCAATCCTTCGGTTGAGAGGATTTTGGATTAAGCAAGGCAACCACTTTTGTTCTTTGGGGTCTATCCACATAGCCTAGAGGTGGACTATCCTTTCGGAACCTCGCTAAAGAAATAACAATACTCACATTCTTTAAACAATTTCTTTCTGCACCCATCAAAGTAATCGTAATTATCTTTGGCTAGTTGAAAGTCATCAAAGAACTTCTCTTTCAAACCTTCCACCCATTTCCAATTATCTTGATGTCCAGACCACGCTTGTTCAAAGAAATGAAGGCAACATAATCCAACACCGCTTCTGTGAGAACCACCAAAGATATGATGAATTTCTCCCTGATAATACTGGTGCCACAACTTTGCATTGAATTTGTACGCCTTCTCGTCAATCATAATACATTATACCATATTTATTTGGGAATGTCAAGAGAAAACTTTTCTATTTTTATCTCAACCCTTGGATTTAATTTATCTAGGTTCTTTGTCCCAGACCATTTATAGAACTGTGAATCATTGTGTATCACTTCGTAATCTTGAAGCAAGTCCCAGATAGACTGTTCCATATTAACCCCATCTCTTATTGTTATTCTATTAGATGTAAACCAGTCAATATGTATCTGTAGCTTATCTTCTTTTAAGAACTTTCCCTTGTGTTCCCCTGTAATCTGTCTACCGAAATCTTTAGCATATTGAATAAATCTAGCATTTGGAACAAGCCTTCTTAATCGGAACACAAACACTTGGCTTGTTTTCTTCCCGACACAATCACCGTGAACTACGATTATCATATACCGCCTTTTCTGGATAGTCCAGACCCATTTCCTTGAATAGTGCTACCGGAAGTCCAATAACACATGTCAAGCTATCAACTGAACATCTAAGATAGTCAAATCCACCGTCTATCATATGTTTTTTGCATTTACACTCATTGTAATCGTGGCGGTAGAGAGAGAATATCATGCTATGACAATCGGGGCAGAACACCGCATTAACCTTTACCATTTTACCCCAGAACCTTATTTTAGAATAATCTGGTGTTTTTCCGTTAACTTTTATACCGTATAACCTTCTAACCTTCTGTATTAGTTCTTCCTTAGCGGATTTCAGATATTTATTACAAGTGGGTTCCTTTTTCATTTATCCCTCCTTCTAAATAATGATTTAACTCTCCATTTGAAATTAATCCACCGAGAACGTATCTTAGTGAAGTACCAATAATATAGTGGGGTATAGTAAGCAGGGTATTCTCCCTTCTTGGCACAGTTTACACAGAGGGTTCTATACCACCCGATAGTCCAAGTGTGGACATTCTCCATAGTTCCACATTCTTCACATATGTGGTACGATAGACGTTCTGCGTGTTCTATATATCTATAAACCATTTCATCTGCACCGTCAACGTAGAAGCGTAAACCTGCGAACTTCTCTTTAACTGTGTTCACCTCCACCTGAAACTTCATCTTATCGCAGTGGTCTTGTATCTTAAAGCAGAGTTGGTCAATAAGCATTGCCCACCCTGTTCGACACTGGAACCCCCAACAAAGGGCGGTTTTACGAACATCACCGTGTCTTTGCTTAAACAGTTTGGGATATTTCTTACACAATATTTTATCTAATTCTATATCCATAATTCTCCTTTTATTATCCGCAATGGTGGTTCTTTACGTGCATATAGCCAACCCCTCGTCTTTCTGTAATAGGGACTACCACCACCACGGACAAGTTTTTTACTTAACTATCTGAACCTTGCTACTCGCCAACCCTTCCACCGCTTTCTCCAACATCTTGGTTATTGTCTTGCGGTCATCCTTGGTGTCCATATCAATATAGGTGTTAAGTTTTGCAACAGCCTCGACACGGAGTAGGTCTGACTTAATCAAAGCCTGTTCCATTTCCTTCTGTTTAGATATCACAGCTTTTTCTATTTCTAGTTTTTGACTATCTCTTACTTTATTTATCTCTATTTCGTATATTCTACTTTTTATTTCTTTTTCATGTTCTAATTTCCAAATTGTTCTTTCCAACTCATCTATCTTAGTGTTCTTGAACATATGTCTATATCCTCCTGTACTTTGTTTGATTTCTTGTTGTTGATAATAGGTTCAGTTGCTTCATTGTATGGAACACTTCTTATGTCACTTTCTCTATAAATGTGGTATTGTGGTTGGCTCTGAACTTGCATATGGTGTAATTGTTGGTTATATAATTCTCGTAGGGATGACTCAAGAGAACTTCTTGATAACTCTTGTCCCTGACTGGAATCTGCACTATATGCTGTACCCGCTCCAAACAATGCATCAGTAAACCCCATACCTACCCCTCAAACACTTTAGATTTTATAATACTCTTATTCTTTATCTCCCAATACTTACCCTTTGTTTCTAGTATGCCAAACCCGTGGTTCCATTTATTCACAGGTGCATATTCAGGGTGCATATTGCAGTTAGATGATATAAACTGATGACCATTTCTTCTAACCACCAACCAACCAGTATCCGAAGTAAAATCATATACCAGACCGTTATATTTAACGACCGACACGTTTGGTGCAAAAACATTATTTGTCTTTCGTACACGGACTATATTTATTCTTGCATTTTTCTTAAAGTTGGTATCTTGATATCTAACATGTATCTTGCCGTTATATCCAATTTTTTGTATTAGCTCTAGATAATCTTGAGCCAAATTGTCAGATATTGTTGCAATATACATTGAACCTGCTTTTGTCGTACTACCGTCTGCCGACACCAACACACCCAACAACTCTTTTAAAAACTCGGAATCCGAACCAAGTATCTTTCTTGGTATTCTTTTTTCAAATACACCTCCCCATATTTTAGATATTACCGTTTTTGTAGATTCGACATTTAACCTAACACGACTACAACTAGAACGCTTATCAACATAAACACTAAACACCAAATTAAGTTTTTTAACCAATTCTATTATTTTACTTAATTGTGGTTGTTTCTTTTGGTATATTGTTATGCGTTGACCATCGTAACTCCCCTCTGTAACTATCCACATACAGAGTTTAGACAGGTCTTTGTTAAATTGTGTTGAACTGTCAAACGGTGCAGATGATTTAAAATTGTATTTTCCATTACCATCATATATCCTTTGAGCTGTTTTGTGTATTAATTTACCAGAATGGTCACAATACATCATTTTGTGGTCAGGCGTTACAAGAGCATCTATTCTGCACCCTTTAAAACTAATCATGTTTCCACTGTACTCGAACACCTGTCTTGCTTTGGGTTTAGATAGTTTAACGGTATCTGTTGTCTTATCATAAACCCCTATTAAATCAGAATCTTTAACATCTTTAAATAGCTTATACCCATCCTGTGTTAATATTTCTGTATCATCAGAATAACAAAGACAACCACTACTCCAACAGGTTTTAATATCCCCGTTTAAATCTGTTTCAGTGTAAGTGGAAGAACGGTGCCAATGAGTGACATACGTACAAGCACCAGTCCTAAGGAACACTCCCCTTGCAGGATATGCAGAAGATACAGAACCAAACTCATCTCCGTGACCTATTGTCAACTTCTGGTATCTCAACAAACTAGTGTGCGGTATTGTCTTCACCTTCAACCGCTCTAGGTCGTATATCTTCTCAAATGATAAAGAGGGTAGTTTAAACAGTATCGGTGCTTTCTGCATAAGGAACCTGCTTAAACGGTGTTCGTGGTTTCCCATCTTCCAGATAGTTGCAGAAGGTTTTATTATCCTACTAATCTCATATATCATCTTCTTAACCATTGCAATTTCCCCAAGGAAATCTCTCTGTGAGGGGTCTTTATCAAATGTGGATAGGGAATAGCAGTCTGATAAATCTCCGGGGTAGATTATCCCGTCACATTTTTCCTTCTTACCAAATGCCACCGCCACTTCAATAGCTTTTAAGTCAAAATAGGGTATGTGCATATCTGGAAGAAGAAGCCATTTATAAGCACCTGTCAGGTTCTCAACCTTAAACGGTGTTTCATCTGGTATTATGGATTTTATCCCTTTGGATATTTCTATCTGCTCTTTGGTTCGTATCTGCACGGCATTTTTCCTAGATTTCTTATTCCCCCGTGCACCTCTTGCCTGTCTTATGCTATCTCTTGCCTGTTCCGCATCTTTAAACAATAATTTGTTATCCGAATACAACATTTTGGCAAGTGTTAAAGACGGTTCGTAAGGATATTTCTTTACCAACTCTCTAGCCATTTCCACTTTTGTTTTCACTTTTACCCCCGCATTTTAAAGACTGAAATATTTAGCATCAGAGCAGCTGACCAATAAATTGCTTTCCATTTCTCACCACTTAACAGGGCTACAATAACCATACCTGCGTTCCCCACTACCAGATACACTGGAACCCAAAAGGATAGAAAATCAAGCAATGGTTTCATCTTTCTCCTTTTTATCTAAGAACTGCACTCTATCTGCCACCACCTCGAGAACAAAGTGTTTCACCCCGTCTTTCTCGTAAGACCTAGATTGCAACCTACCCTCTACAAATGTTAGACTTCCCTTTTTGAGATATTTAGAACAAAGTTCTCCCTGTTTTCCCCACACATCAACACTCAAAAAACACACTTCCTCTTTCTCTTCACCGCTTTCCGTTTTGTATCTCTTATTCATTGCCATACCAAATCTACACACTTTATTGCTTTCCCCGATAGTCTTGAGTTCGGGGTCTTTCGTCAGATTTCCTATCAACATCACTTTATTTAAACTAGCCATTTGTTTTCTCCTTTTGTTCTGTGAGTGCCATTATATGTAAGTACCCCGCTATGTCAACCTTATTATCCCTACTAGGTTTATTATATTCCCTTGCTAATTTCTGTGCTATGTTAAACAGTGGCACGTGCCTTGTTTCTAACTTTATCCCAGATATAGCATAGAATATAGCCATTGTTCGTTCCATACACTTTACGGGGTCACCATAGTTGTCTTGTCTTTCCCCATTAACTAACGACAAACTTTCTTCTAGTATTGATTTATTTTCCATTAGTTTTTTCCTCTATAGTAAATTTGTCATCTTTGTTTGGTTTTTCATTTGTCATACAAAAATACTTTTCACCACCTCCAGCACCCATGCCGTCGCAACCACCACAGTTATATTTATCTTGATTGCATTTACGAGAATATGCAGGTTGACAGTTTAACGACATATCACTATCACAACACATTAAATCGCCAAGTATACAACCACATTCATCACCACAAAGTCCATCATATCCATTTTCTTTCAGCCATTCCGATACAATTTCTATTACCGTGTATCCGTGTTTATTCATTATACCTCCCTGTATTCTGCTTTTATAACATCAAATAATCTAGTGAAACAATCGTCAGTATAAATAACATCATAGTACCACTTATCGCCTTCTCCCTTCGCTCTGTGTTCTACGATACTTACAATCTCTTTATTTCCACTCATTGGGTCTAAAACCGACTCACCAACGGCATAACCATAACCGTTATTACATATCACCTTAGTTATAATCATAGTTTTGCCTCTGGGTGCTGTTCTGGGTCTAAATCCTGCAACAGAAACCCTACTCCCATAGCCAAATCGTGTGCCTGTTCTAATGTAATAGACATCTTTCTATCACATAGTAAATCGTGTATCACAACATTACCGTCAATATGTTCCAACACTACTTCTTCTTTCCCTGTTTCTTGTACTTTTTCATACACATTACCACCTATAACTTCATATATATCCGTACCACCACCATTACCCTTAGAATTAAACACGTTCCAGTTGTCCCATATACCACCCAGTTTACCAAGAAGTCTAAATTGTGCCATTATTTTCCCTCCTTTAAGTATTTTGCTAATCTATCGGGACAAGACTTATTCCCTGCACACCCCTTATCGCAGGTATAACCCCTATCCTCTGCTTTACCAGATTTATCCCAAGAACCAGACAATATCTCTATTGCTTTATCTCTTGATACAGCATTTATAAATTGTGCTATAACTTGTAGCAATATAGACCTACACGTTCCACCCTTGTCTATGTCAATTAGTATCTCCTCTTTTGTATCAACTATGTGGATATTTCTTCCACAAGGTGCTTGATAGTTGTGTGTTTTGCTTGGTATCATGTTTTATCCTTTACAGTAAATTCTTTCTAGTGGGTATGGCTCTCATTTCCCCTGTTGCGTGGGGGATACACAAATCACACGATATATCCCCGTCAACTTTGTGTTCCTCTATCAACCTACTAAGACAACCACCACATATGTATTTCTGGATTAATGGTGAACAGTTCTTTTTCCATACCACTTCTTTTAAACTATGAAACACCCCCAAACATTCTGCACAGGCATAACCTAGTGGATTATTCGGCACTCTTTACCTCCCCGATTTTATACAGATGACCGTTTATCCTTGCTAGTGTGGCAATAGGGGTTTTCTCTATGGATATGTTAGCTACCGGAAGCCTATTCAATTTCCTAACAAGTGGTGCAAATGCCTCTCTTTCCTTTGTTAATTCCACCTGTGTATGTCCGTTCCAATCTATTGACTTTGTGGATTCTTCGTCATCATCATAGAACTTGCATTTATCTGCTATCTCATTTAATCTATCGGAACCACAGATAGTGTCATACGACAGGCTTTCAGTCCAGACATCTTTCAGGCATATGTAATTAAATGAGGGAGCCTTCTTCATGCAATTAAAGCACCACCTACACTTTTGCGTTTTCTGCATTTGTAATCTCCTTTATGGGAGTGATATTGCTTACTTCCTTTACTGCTTCCATTTTCTGGTCGTGAAGAGAAATCTCCTTATTTAACTTCACATTAACAAACTCTGCAATTCCTTGTGCCTTCTGTGATTCATCATACAACTTAGAAGCCCTATCTGTGTACTGTAAACTCTCTGAAAACAATTCCTGTATGTTCTTAGGAAGTTGCTCAAACACATATGTTTTACCGCCAATCGTCACGTTTGTCATTATATTAATCCCCCTTTTTTCTTATCTGCTTTCGCTTTCTTTTCTGCTTTCTCTGATTTCATTTTCTTTTCTTCTTCCATTGCCTTTAGATATTCGGTATTGTATTTCTCACAGTGCCGTATGTACGAACACCACAGTCTACAACCGTTCTTAGCACCATTACTAAAGCACTGCCACGGTATTTTCCCTTCTTCACTTAAGGGAAGTCCATCAGGAAGTGTGTCAACTTCACAAGCCCTCTCATAAAGGTCTATCTTTGCATTAACCTTACCGATATAATCCTTAAACTCAAACCCCATTTCTTTTATTAAAATACTATTCTTCTCAACGTATATTACCAATCCCTTATCTTCTAGTTTGTATTTATCCTTTAAAGATAAGTAGTAGCCGGTAATCTGCATTGCATAACTTTCGTCTGGCTTTGCTTCTTTGCTTAAATACCCAAACTTATCGCTATGAACTGATTTCCAGTCACCTAACACGTTCTTTCCTGCGTCATCTAACACGACATCTGCTGTTCCCTTAATTCCCCGATACTCGCAAGGTATCTGCGAAGCAACGGTTATATCCTTGGTGTTGTCAACGCAGAACCGTTCAAATAAATACCCTGCTGCAAACACCCTCTCTTGCTGTGGTGTATTGGGTATAAATTTATCGGGGTACAACTCGTCATACTTGCGTTCCTCCATCATAATCTGTCGTAAGCAATGTCCAAGTTTTGAAAACGAAAACTTACCACTTCTTTTATTCGCCTTTGCCTTAGCCATTATAGACCTATCTATTATGTTCTCAATCCAAGCCATATTATTCTCCTATGAAGTTATTTTGTTTTCTTTCAGCCACTTAATTGCATTTTCTATATCTTCAACATTATAACTCTCGGAAGAACCACTGTTATGAACATACGGTGTTTGAGATATATCTTTAGAAAGTTTCGCTATGGTAAGTAGTTTTTTAGCTAACTTGTTTATTCCCTTTACGTTAAATTCCTTGCACCCAATTTTAACCACCAATTTTGGTTCTTGTCCCTTAACTAGAATTCTTGTGTCTTTTTTTATGTCTTTAGTTTTTATAACTTGGCAATTACCGTAGAACCAGCGTCCATCTTTATTCTGAATTATCGGATAGCAACTAGTACCCTCCACCCCTGTACCCATAGTGAAACCATTTAGATTTGCCCTTAAAACTTTGTAAGTACCCGTACTACCTTCTATGCAAACATCATCTCCCACTTTTAGTTTTGTTGATTTCATTTTCCTTCCTCCTTTAGATTTTATTGGATTATATTCTTTCACCTCTGGTGTGCAGGGTATAGATAAACCGTATTGTGTTTGTGGTCTAGTTGCTTCCCAAGGATAGTTTGTTGATGTGGTGTTCCCAGCAACAGATATCACACCGCCACTAGTGTTATAACCAAGTATATCATTAACCGAGTACACTCCCCTCCGTCTTAACTCTGAACTATTTTCCATCTTGTTTTCCTCCTTCTATTTTAATCACTACCCCAAACATATTAAACATCAGGTATAGTGTATCAATTCCCATTTGGTAGAACAGTAAAAACAAACACGCAAGTATTCCTGTTATCGCACCAACAATCAACCGTATATGTATTATACCAAATATTACGGCAATTGTCAAGAGAAATATTTTATCTATACTCATATTTTTCTCTCCACTGGAATTAAATAAAGTATATTGTGTTCTCCATTGCCACATTTATCACAAGTAACTTTCAAACCTTTCGACACGTTATAACTTTTCCTTGTACGATATGTCTTGTCACACTTCGGACAATAGAATAATGTTTTTATTTTCCTCACGTCAGTACCCCCCCCTGCCATTTGTATCTCTCCAGTAGATGTAAAGAATTGCCAGTATTACAACCACTAATATAAATTTCATACCAACCTCCTGTTTTCTAAATTAGTTTCTCTTTGATATTTTTCCCACTTATTATTATAGGCAACACAAACATCAAGACAGTTTTTCCTACAAATAGAATCCTCTTGGCAGTTGTGGCTTCTATACCAGTCTAATCTTTCTTTTCTTATAGTTTTTGTGTTTTGTGTTGTTCCTACGGGGTTTCCTTGTTCCCTCATATAGATAATACAAGGGAAATGATAAAGACCCGCTATTGCCATATCATCAAGAACCAACGGACATTTTTTAGTGTCAGATATTCCTATACCCCTAACTGGCAATCCTTTTTTTATGTTTTCAATTCTGTATTTCAATATTTTATGCTCTTCTAAAACATTATCATCTATGTTTATTTCTTTTTTTAGTTTGTTGTGCTGTGATGATGGTATTATCCTTATATCCTTAACTCCTAGTGAGTGTGCAAAATTGACCACTTCTTCCAGTTTTGACATATTTTCTTCTGTTAAAACAACTCCGACCGAAACATAAACTCTTTTAGATAACACCTCTATATTGTTTTTTATGACATCAAAAACATCTATACCACCGTTCATTGTTTTTGCCATAGAAGAGCAACAAGCATCTAGTGATATACTAAAATCATTAACCCCACTATCTATTAACTCTAAATATTTATTTGTATTGGCAGAACCATTTGTAGATATTGCTATTTTCTCTATACCACCGCTTTTTGCCAGTTTAACGAGTTCGTTTAACCTAGGATATGTAGTGGGTTCCCCACCAGAAAAACGTATTGCGTAGAGTTTTTCACTTATAAAATATTCCACCATTTCTTTTGCGTGTTCGTACGGCATTACACCTTTAATGTCTTCTCTTAATCCCCTACAATAGGGGCATTTAAAATTGCACTTATCCGTTAGTATAATTTCGCAACGTGATAATCTTGTTGTGTGGTCTGCTTCTTTTGCTCTTTTATCAGATAGTGTGTAAAATCCAATATCTTCTAGTTTCATAACACCCCCGGGAATATAGCATTAAATTCGTCCATCATTAAGTGAGTCCAGAAATACTCATCATCTTTTAGAAACATAACAGCAATGCAGTCCACTTTCGGTCTACACAAAAGTTCTTCGGCTTTGCAATATCCTATTGCGTGTTTTCTTATAATATCCGCACCGTTTAGTATTATTTCTTTTCTTGGTTTTAATCCAAGTTTAATTAAAGTTCCACCCTGCCACGAGCAAAAATCAAATGTTGTGCCGTGTAATTCACTTATCATCTCTAATGTCCTTGTCATCGTCTGGGTCGTCAACCAAGAAATCCTCACAATTAACACATTTAGTTGCTCCAATAGGTATTAATGTCCCGCAACTTTTACAGTTAGGCATATTATCCCTCCAATAAACTTAAATGGCTTTTATAATTCTCCAAGTCCCTCTCCGAGGCTAACTTGCTTTTGACCGACTCGTCTATATTTCGGGTCATCATATCCAGTGTTGTTTGCGTGTTCTTTATTAACATCTGTAGGTCGTGTTTGGTTAGCATCTTTACCCTCCCATATTGTTTCTGATACTGTCTTTTGTCGGTCAGAGAAATTGTAGCACTCTGGCATAAAGTTCACTGTAGCAAGTCCTGTTCTACCACCTCTGTTCTTTGCTATGTAAATAGCATAGTCACTAGGTGCATACTCACTTCCATCTTTTCTCTTCATCATTGCTTTCCAGTACCAGTGGACTATCATTACTGCGTGGGCGTTTTCTTCTAAAACACCAGAACCACGAAGCCCTGTTAATCTAGGTATTTCATCATTAGCTTCAACACTTGCCCTATTCATTTGAGAACCATAAACCACTGGAATATTATATTCTTTTGCTAGTCTGTCTAAATCTACGGAGAATTGACCTAGTTGTATTCTTTCCTGTTGGTTTGGATTAGCCCTAATCATTTGTATATAATCAAGAAAAAGACAATCAATTTTGTTGGTATGTACAAACTTCTTTATATTGCCAACATCTCCCCAATCTCCGTCTAATCTGTCTTGTGTGACAAGTCCGTGTTCTTCCGGCATTGTTCCAATGTATTCTTCTAAGGCATACCGCTCTTCTTCGCTTAACGACCCCTTAATCATCTTCGCGTTGCTTATTCCACAATCCATACAAAACATTCTTTCTATTATTTCCCTATTTGTCATTTCAAGATTAAGAAAACCCACTTTCTTTCCTAACTTAATAAGGTGGTTAGCCATATAAAACATCACGGAACTTTTACCCATACTTGTGCGACCTGCAACACAATGTATCTTCCCCCTCTTTAATCCCCAGAGAATATCATCAACATCTCTTAATCCTATAGGAAATTCAGGAGTGGAAGAACGAGATAGTATATCCTTTAACACTTCACCCGATAGTGACTTTATTGTCATTGTTTCTCCAATTCAACACATATTTCTTGTGCTATATGGTAGAAATAATCTATCTTTTTGGCTTGGTCATCTGTAAGACCATAAGTGCTAACCGCTCCTATTGCAATGTAGAAATTTTTACAGGCTCTATGTATTTCTTTCTTGTAGGTGCAATGTGTGCCATCTTCTTCTATCTCTTGGACTTTCTTTTTCATCGCAGAACCTCCTCTTTCTCTTGTTTGTTCATCCACATTTGCAAATCCCCGATATTACCCAACATTATTGTTAGAGATGGAGCCTTAGAAGATACCCAGTTGTTATACCCAGATTTCCAATAGACGAAATACTGTCGTATCATATCTGCTGTTTTATCTTCGTAGGCTTCTTTAATCTTCTTTATTACAGCTCCATCCCTGCCCCAATTTATTATACACGGAGAACCGTTCATATAAGTTGGATAGATACTAGCAAACAGTCTTAGTAAATCTTTAGTTCCCGTGTTTGGCATAATAATCCTTTGCACTAATCGGTCTAACCCCCAGAACCAATCCAATCTCGTTAAACTCATCTAGCGGACATTCCACTTTCTTATCCTTGCTAATTATCACTATGTAATCTATCCCATCCCTTTTCTCTATCCCCGCCTTCCACGTACCATCTTCACTTTCCTGAAATACCATTGTAAATCTCCTTTAATTCTTCGCATATTTCTTCAAGGGTCTTACCAGTGGCAATCTTAATGCTAAGAATTTGAGCGGATAGTAAGAGAGTTAAGGTGTCTTTACCGTTCACGTTAGACGGTACAACTTCCTGTTTTGGAGCTCCTGTTTCACCAGAGGGTTTACTAGCACTCTGTAATTTCCCTTCACCCAGAACCAATGTTTTCCTAGACCAACGAGAAGTGCCAAGCATAGAATAGTCAACCAGAACATTAGCACCCTTAACAACCCCAGCCATTGCAACATCCATTATGTTGTACCAAGTAGTACCGTCAGAAGCCAGTACCCCGAAATACTTCTTACCTGTTTTTGTGGTCTTTTCTTCTGATATTCCCTTAACTGTTATTGTTGCCTGTTGCGTTGCTTCGCTCATTTTTTCTCCTTTTAGTCGTTAAACATATGAATAATAAAACTAATACCAAGTATTACAAAAAGCAGTGGTATGGAAATACCTCCGAACCAGCCAACCAAAACATATATTACTATTGATAAAAAGTTATGCCAATCTCCAGCGGGTATAGCGTTAGATAAAAACGGAGCCAACTTAAAAAATATAGCCCAGAATATCAACACACCAATTGAACATACCAAACCACCAATACCCCAAACAATAGCTTTTGTTCCTGCCAACATACAACCTCCTATATATCAGATTTTTCCAATTCCAATGCTTCTATTTGTTCTTCAAGGGAGTTAATCCTATCCCCTTGTTCGTCTATTTCTGCTCTTTGGCTTTCAATTATATCTTCTAGTTTTTTGTAGCATTTATCACAATAAACATCACCCCTTTGGATTATATCGTCTTTGCATTTATTGCACTCACATTCAAATGACATTTTTCCTCCTTTAAATCTATATTACAATATTATTTTTAAATCTTTTTGGTGTAGTTACGCCTTTAAGGTCGCAACCGCTAAGGTCGAGAGAACCGCCAATGCTCTTAGGCAATGTTATCCCTTTAAGGTCGCAACCTCTAAGGTAGAGATAACCGCCAATGCTCTTAGGCAATGTTATCCCTTTAAGGTCGCAACCTCTAAGGTCGAGAGAACCGCCAATGCTCTTAGGCAATGTTATCCCTTT